ATGAAAATTATCGACTACAAAGAGCCGAAGCTTTACAAAGATAAAGATAATAAAAAATGGTTCATCCTTTATTCAGTTAAATTCGAGGGGGATGAAAAATGGTTACCACTTAAAGAATACGGTAAGGGTTACTATCCTTTCACCTCCCGAAATAAAATAGCTGACCTGCAAGAAAGGGAATTTCAGTTCAGGAAAGTCAGGGAAGCGGTTCTTAATCACCTCAAAGAGGGAAAAAGTATTAAGTACCCTGAAACAATAAAAAGCGTAAACGAGGCGAAAATAAAGGAATCTAAGAAGACTGCCTTTGACGAGAATTTCACCCTGTTCCTGCGGTTGAAGGGATACGATAACCCGATACCAAAAAAGGAACGTTCGGCAGAACAATTCAAGGTTTTCTACAAGAACCAGTTCAAACCATTTTTGCAGAAGAAGGGTATGGTGAATGACCTAACAAAAGTAAGCAAGGGTGATATTTTGGAATTTATGAATGCCTACTATCTGAGCACCGACCCAAACATTAAATGGAGTAACACAACTTGGACATTGAAGAAGGCTTTACTAAGTAGTTTTTTCCAGACCTTAGTTGATGAAGACATCTTAACAGAGAACCCGGTAAAGAAGGTTAAAAGCAAGCCTAAAGAAGCAACTGAACGCTTTAAAGTATTCAGTAAAGAAGAACGGGATTTACTATTTGCGCATCTGGACAAATGCGAATATCCTTTTTTGGCTGCCGCCGCCAGAGTCATTTATTATAGCTATATCAGAGAAACAGAATTGACCCGACTCAAAGTTAGTGACTTTGATTTGGATAAGCGTACTATCAGGATTGAAGCCAACAATGCGAAAGGTCAGAAAGATAAATTGGTGAAATGGGTTAAAATGACACCTCAGTTAACCGATGCGGTGCGCAGCTACCTATCGCACTTTGACCATCAACCAGACTGGTACATTTTCGGTAAAAAGATGAAGCCTTCTGCTTTCCGTCCGTCGACTTACTGGTTGGTTTTGTTTCGCCGTGAACTTACTGCTTTGAAAGCCGAACATCCTAAGTTGTTCACCGAAGAAGGGCAAAGTTTATACGCTCTGAAACATTCCGGGGTAACCGACTTCTGGTACAGTAACATTGGAAAATATAATGCCACTACACTGTTGGGTATTATCCAAAAGCAGTGTCGGCACGAAACAATGGAAATGACCCAACGGTACTTAAAAAAGTTGGAAATCAATATTGAAGCCTTCGATGAATTTGTTTTTGATTAGCGATTCAACGCACGTAATTCAGCTAAACGGCACATCTCAGCAATTTCATCATCTTGAAGTTGCTTTTTTGTTTTACGGGGTTCGCCCGGTTTACGCTTGTAAAGTAAACCAGTTTGTACGGCGTGAACTTCGTTCACCTTTGTTGCCACATCTTTAACGCTTGAAGCCATACCTGCAAGCTGTTTGATTTCATTCGTAATATCCAACTGCTCTTTGGTAACGATAACGTGAACGTCCGGGTTGAAGGCTTTGGTTAATTCTTCAATCCTTTTCTTTTCCTTTAAATAAGGGTTATACCACGCCAAAAATTGTTTAAGTTCTTCTTTATCCGCTATCATTACAGGTATTTTTTAGTCTTACTTATAAATCCAGTTACCGTGTCTTTTTTATAGGTTTCTTCAAAGGTTTTATTCAAGAAGGTATCTAAATAGATATGGGTTTCCCCTGCCGATTCGTGCCGGGTTGACTGGTAAACAAACCTTCTTTGTGTTCCGTCTTTGCGTATCGTACCGGGTATTGGTTTAGGTATTGTTGCGTTGCGCTGCCTGATGGTTTTTTTGTATAGAAATGCAGCTTGTGCAAGTTCTTCGGGTTTTAGTTTACTTACTGCTTCTGATATGTTTTTCATAGGTTCTTTTTTATGGTGAATAACCCCCCGGCAGTTTACACCGGGGGCTTAATGATGTTGTTAAAGTGTTAGAGTAATTCTTGAATTTTCATTTTCGCTTCTGCTAAAGCATTTTCATAGTGGCTAAATAAAATAGTATTGCCTTCACTATTTTTAACTGATTCCCCCAAAATCAATCCCGGCTGCTGATTGTTGATGTAACCAATAAATCCCATTTCTGATAGGTTTTCATCGAAAAGTTTATCAATGGTAATCCAGTAATTAATGTCGTTGTGTAGAAATTCGTGTGTCATATAAGATAGTTTAAAGCCCGGCTACATTACCGGGGTTGTTTCCTTGTTGTTTACGTTCCAATGCACGCTACTAAAACTAAATTTAGTTTTAACACCCCCATTTAAAACTATAAAGACACGGAGGTAATCCCCGTGTCTTTTTTTAGCCCCCTTTGTTTCGGTGGTAAAACTTGCCCGTGATGGGCTTTTGTTTAATCGGATGCTATTGCTTGCTGAATCTCAATTCCCTTACGGGCGATAGTTCAACTTTAGGCTTACCGATAAGCCCCGCCAACCCGGTTGGGTATCACTCTCACATATCCATCAATCACAATACAAATGTACCTAATAATTATGATATTTGCAAATATTTATCAAAATATAACGTAAAATACGGATATATATCTCATATTATTGCCATTTTGATAGTAAAACTAAATTTAGTTTTTGTTTTTGGGTTGTATCAAATAGTTGAAAAATTTTCAGAAACACTCACCTATAACTTTAAAATGCCGTCCCCGGCTAATGGACTTAACATCAGCAATCAAAAATTTATTTGCCTCTACCTGTTGACAAATGGACGTTTATGTACTATATTTACTATATATAAATTATTAATAATCAGTTAGTTAACATTTATTTTTAAAAAAAATCGATAATTTTTAAAAATGAGAGTATTTATAAATATACGGGGGATGTCACAGGTTAAGCACCATTTAATCATTGTTTAACGCTTAACCTGCCCCCTTACCCTTTTGACAGAGGGATTAAAACAATGGTAAGGGTAAAGATTAAACAATGATAACAACACTTAACGTGTACGATAATTTACGTACACCAAAAATTTCAAACACTACAACCATTGAACAATGGTTTGAACTGATTAAGCAATCAGCTTATTCACCACTAATTGAGAGCGCAAGACCTTTCGGTAAAAAGCACCCGGTTTACGAAGCTAATAAAACTTTAATCCCGGCAATCACTTACAACTTCACATTCCATACCAATAAAGAAAATGCCAACATCACCGGGGCTACTGGTTTACTGTATATTGATGTTGATGATACTACATACGATATCACTTTACTGGATACCTCAAAAGTTTTTGCCTACTACAAGTCATTTGGGGGCTTAGGTTACTCTGTTTTGGTAAAGGTAGACGGTTTATCCTTGGATAATTATAATTCAACCTACGCTGCTGTATTAGCTGATTTAGGTTTGAGTAAGTTTTATGATAAAGGGGCAAAGAAAGCTACACAGTTTAATGTTTTAAGCTATGACCCTAACATTTATATTAACTATGATTCTTTTGTTTTTACTGCCATTGAAACAGATAGTAAACTTGATATTAAAAATTCCCCCCCTTCTTTAATAATTAAAGAAAAGAAGACATATATAGATAGAGTGGGGGGAATAATTAATTCTAATACCCCATTACGTTTCAATAACTTGAATGAAATTGAATTTGAAGGTAACTATACTTTCAATTGGGATGGTTGGGCTTACGTTAATGCTTGGTTACCGTACAAAAAAATACAGTCAGGTAAACGGAATCCCACGTTATTGAGTTTCCTGAATAATTACGTTTGGTTGAATCCCCAACTTACCCAAAAAGGTGCGATAACCGTTTTGAACTGGATAAACCAAACCAAATGCGAAGAACCCCTTAATCAGTCAGAAATTGAAGGGATAGTTAAAAGCATTTTTAACTACAAGGCAGAAGGTACTCTGAAACCTAAATACAATTGGAAGACCCGTAAAATCTTGTTTGCTAATCAGACAGGTTTAAGCCGGGAACAAAAGTTAGCTATTTGCCGGGAACTATTAGCTGAAAAGAACCAGAACAATAGTTTACAAAAGTTGAACGGTATAATTGCCGGGTGGGATTTTGATAAGTACGGTAAGATAGGACAAGCCGTAATTTACAAAAACTTTCGGATAAGTAAAAAAACAGTTGAAAAGTACTGGTCAGAGTTTAAAGACGAAGTTAAACAGCTTAATGATAACTGGAAGAATCCCCCGGTAAGTTCAAAAAAAGATGCACCAGTGTTACGCATTGCCGAAGATAATACGCAGCCTGATACCGCCGACCGGGAACTGTTAATCACTAACCCCGAACGTTACAGACGTGGTACTCAATTGCTGTCGTTTATGGAAAGGGTTGAACTTGAAGCCCGGTTAGCTTATTTATTAAACACCGGGTACACTGGTGAAGTACAACTTGAAGCTGACGATACCTTATTTGTGTTTAACTTACAACAGGATGTTAAGTTTGTTGGTTTTGGTGAAAGCGTAGCAGCCTAAGCTATATCACTTAACAGCAATGAGGGCGAAATATCAAGGGCTTTAGCGATAGCGTAAACGACACTGATAGATGGATTGCTTTTCTTAGTTTCGAGCCGGGCAATCACCGTATATTCAATTCCTATCAGGTCAGCAAGGGTTTCCATACTTACCCCCTTATCCGTACGGTATTTACGTACGTTCCGGGAAACTATTTCAATAGCTTCTGGTGAGATGAAATGTTTTGCCATAGGAGCAAAGCAAAAAATAAAAAACTTTACAAGGTATGGCTTAAAAGCCATACCTTTGCGGTTTAACATTAAACCTTAATCAAATGTCAGAACAAGAAAAGCCAAAAGAAAAAACCAGTTGGGGGTGCTTAGGAATGATAGCATTGTTTTTCGTGCTATGCTATTATTTTTATAATGCCTCAGATAAAAACCTCACCCGCATCCGTGAAGAGCAACACTCCGCCAGAGCCAATGACGGTACGCCGTATGGCAAAAAGAAATGCCCGTGGTGCGGTGGAATCGGCAGGGTTGGATATGCCGGAGATTCAAAAGCGCAGGTGGAGCGTACGGGTATGGGCTTGGGTAATTATTGTACTACTTGTGTTGGTACAGGTTACGTTGATGATAAAAAATAATGAAAAGGTACGTTTTTATTTTAGCGTTGGCTGTACTGGTCACTATTAGTTCAGCTTGTAAGAAGTCAGATGAAGTTAACCCTGATTCAACACGTGAAGACCTTAGCATCACCTCCACCAATGTGTTAGGTTCAAAAAATAAAACCAATGTTGACACCACTTACGTAACCATCATCAGCAACAAAGAATTGAAGCCTGACCATTTCGTTAATAGGTACTGGTACATTGCGGGGTACGTGATGGATAACTACACGTATCAACTGGCGAAGGATGGTAACAAGAAAAGGGTGGATTTCAAATTTACATCTTCAACTTGGCTGACCACTACGGTTACCAACCCATTAACGTATGAATGGGTAAATTACGATGGTACAATTCAGACCTTGAAATTGGGTAAATAGGTAAGCTTAATGCCCCCGGCGGTATGCCCCTAAGATTAATTTCTTAGGGGCTTTTTTATGCCTAAAATTTATTTTCATTTTTTTTCACTTTTTGGGGCGTTTAAATTTTGAGCGTGTATTTATAAGTATATGGATGCACAAGAAACAAAATGTTTTTTCTTCTACGGTAGTTACTTTATCAGTAACCCGGCAGCAGACGAATACTGGATGGTGGATTTGCCTAACCACAAACTAAGGGCAATAGATAAAGACTGCTACGCAATCGTAGAATCATTAAACGAATTAAAAAAAGAATGTAAAGAAATATGAACGAATACGAAAAATCAGAATTAGAAGGTAGGGCATTTTTTGAAGTACTATACCCTAACTACGTCAAAGATTTCAGTAAGGATAAGTACAGTTGGTGGGACGTATCTGGTTATACGGTTAGCAATGAGATTGCCGATGTACCATATGTGGCTGAATTGAAGAAACGAGGCTTTGAACACGATTACCACCCTACGGTGATGTTACAAGTTGACAAGTACGAAAATCTAAAAAATTATACTCTACAGAGCGGGATAAAAACGTTCTATGTTTGCTTCTATAGCGACCGTACACTGGTATTCAACATCGATAAGATTGACCCAATGAAGGTAGTTAAGGAATCAAAGATGCTGCCTGTTAACACTGCCGAAGATAACGGCTATAAGCTTAAAGAAGTAATGTACCTGCCGATAACAGATGCCAAAATATTAAGCCGGGGTTATAAAACATTGAAGAAATAATGAGCATCATAACAACATCATTAATTATTGCACTATCAGTAGTTTTCTTATTTGAGTTACCAGTGTACCATAACATATTATCAGACTTGAAACAAACAGGTAAGAAGCCTTTGGATTGCATCTTTTGCTTTTCGTTTTGGACATCATTGATAGTGCTGCTTTGCAGTATGTCAGCCGGGTTAATACCCATAATCTTTTTAACACCTATCATAACGGTGTTAACCAAACGCATATTAGATGCGTTACCAATTTCATTATAACATTGACTAATCAACAACTAAAGAACCAGATACTAACGGACTTCTACCAGACCGGGCGCATTGACGGTTATTACTTCGGAAAGAAAAGCACAAGCAAGTTAAATCCAATTAGGGAATTCATTAAAAACTGCCTTTACAAAACGTTTATGCTGCAAAGTGTGGGCGTACAGGATAATGACTTTATCAGCGATTGCTACCAGACCGCCTTTCTGGAACTGGCAGCTATGGATGCTGAGAAATTCATTGAAATCTATAACAAGTCAGCAATAAAAGGCAGCAGATTGATAGGCTGTACCCTACGCATAATCGTTCTTAAATGTTTCTCAAAAGACCGTAGGAACAATAACCCGAACCACTCACTGGTAAGTAAGTTAGGCTTCGGCAGCGTATTCAACGCCGGGAACTACCAGATACTGCCGATGGAGGTAAACGATGAAGATTCAGATGAACCATCATTAATACTTTTTGATGAAGAAACGGAATCTGATTTTGAAAGAGAGTACGGTTTCACCCCCGAAGAATTAATAGGTCTGCTATCACCAGAAGCCAAATTCACCTTCTACAAGCAATTGGAAAAGCAGAAGCCGGGCGCACCATCAAAAGAGCGCAAATCCGAAAAACAGGAACTAAGTGAAGCAATCCGGGGGATTAAAGAAAACCTGCAAAAATTGAAAGGGTTTACGAATGACTGAACAAGAACTATACGCTAAGTTGAAGCCTCTGGAACCCTTGTTTATCCAGTACGCAAACAACAAGACCGGGGTTGTTAGCGCAACTGCTAATGCCCTGATTAAAGAGGTGTACCCAACGGTTCAGGAGATGGCTTTAGGGGCGTTACCACGGCATTATAAAAGCAGTTGCGGTAGTTGTGTTCGTAACGTAATGGACGTGCTTGTAAGCCTTTATTTCAGGCTGAAAGAGCAAGCGGGGGATGACACAAATGACCAATAAAACTTATACATTAATCTTCAATCTGGTAAGTAGTCAAACAGTATCACTAATAGCTAAGTACCCGGATGACGAAGATTTAATTAACGATTGGTACGCAGACCTGATAGTTGAGTTAGAAGACGACCATAAAGCATTCAGCACTTATTTGAGCAAGCTAATTAACCTCTTAGAAAGTAAGTATGAAGATTACGAAAAGTGCGGGGTGCTTCTAAAAATTAAGAAGAAAATTAAATGAACCAGACAGATTTAAAACAAACCATTGAAGACAGCCTACAAGAAATTAGTGAAGTAATCAATATGGTACAGATGTTACCTAAGCAAGCTAAACAGCTATATGAAGCGATGAATAAAATTCATTCGGGGGTGATAGAATATCTTAATCAAGACTAAAACATAATACAGAGAGTATAGACCCTAATGTCAGGTTCTTTAAATTAAAAGTTATGTCAGATAAGGTAAAATCAATTCAAACAGCTTTAGGTAAACTATTCAGTGATTACTTCAACAGTAAACAATTTGAAGAAGACTTAAAATTTGTGCCGCCGAAGACAAAGGAACGGCTGATTAAAAAAGCTAAGCTGTTCCCCGGTCAGCGATAAAACCGGGGTTGTAATAATATTTTTGATTAAGCCCTGACAGAAATGTTAGGGCTTATTATTTTATTGAACTCAATGATTCAATATCAGCTACACTAAGGCGTTGAATGAATGATTCTTCTAAAATTGCAAGCGAATAATTAGATTCATCCCTCTTAAATTCCAATTGGCTGTACCCGACAATTCCCCTATTTGAGCAAATTTCGTTTAATTGATTTTTAAATTCCGTCTCTCTAAAATTGTGTATCCTAAATTCCATAACGCAAGTTACTTAATCAGCCTTAAAATCAAAGCATACTATTTCGCAAATAGGGCTAACACCTTTCCAGTCATCTTTGTAAATACTGGTATCAACCCCTATATTGAACTCATAGTTCAAACCAGTTTCTTTAATGAACTTCTGAACCTTATTTGGTACTGACAAACCGTAAGGATTATAGCCCTTGTTCTGTTCCCGTAAGTCCATAAAGAATTCAGCCCCCGAATATTTGAAAGGTGTAGATTGTTGAGGTAAGATAAAGCAACCGTAATCGGCAATCTTCGATGCTATCTCAATGGTTATTAAATCGAATTCAGCACCCTTGTATTTTAGTTCGTCTTGTACAGCTTTGTCAATCCCTGTCTTGATTTTACCAAACGGGGGGTTACTTATTGCTTGGTCAAAGTGACCTAAATCTTTATACTTAAAGATGCTGTCGTTAATCCAGTTAGCTTCTGGTAAAAGCTTCTTACCTATCTCATAATAGATAGGGTTGAGTTCTACACAAGTGATGTCAGTACATCCCTGATAATGGTATGCGCAAAATGATAGCATACCGATACCAGCACATAAATCTATAGTCTTAGCCTTACGATAAATGTTTAATGAAAAGTCATTAGCTAATTCGTGTGGGGTAAAAAATGCACCTGCTTCACTGTTCAATGATGTAGCGGATTCATTCCACTTTTCGTAAACTATTACCTTTTCCTCAAAGGTAAGGACCTCTTTTTTTAATAATTCAACTGCAATGTTGTGTTCTTTTATTTCTGTCTTACTAAGTTTTGCCATTTATCTCTTTTAGATAAATAGTCTCCACCATCACATAATTCCCTTTACATAAATCTTAACTGGTAGGGGTGTATCTCTTATTCTGCCCTCGCACATACTATTTATCTAAAATAGAAGAAAGATAGAGATGTTTGAAAAGGGCAGAGAGAAGACCGGGGGACGTAAGCCCGGCGTTAAGAACAAAACCACCGAAGAAATTCGTCAGGCAATACAGTTAGTACTATCCGATAAGGTAGATGTGTTAGCCGAAGACCTGCAAGCAATGTCTGAGTTTAAGCAATGGCAAATCCTGAACGCTGTTGCCCGTTATGTGTTACCCGCATTGAGTAAGGCAGAAGATAAGGTTGAACATTCTGGCGAAGTCAATATTGTTGTAACGTACGAAGATACCCCGACCGGGGATAATGGCGAAAAAGACCCCTTTTAAGCCAAACCAATAATCTCTTATTATGGTGGATAGTGCCTTGAAACACTGGAAACGCATAAAGGGATAAAATTACAGGGAAAAAATCCTTTGAACGTTCAAATTAAGCTGCCGAAACCGCACCCCGGTCAGCAGAAAGTACTTGACAGCACCGCCCGGTTCAGGGTGCTTTGCTGCGGTCGGCGTTGGGGTAAGTCCCTAATTAGTCAGGTCATCAGTATTCAGGGGATGTTAGCTAAGAAGCACATAGCTTACGTGACACCGACCTATGCACTAAGTAAGGTCTTCTTTAAAGACATTTTAAAGGTGCTGCCAGTGCAGTTAATCAGGTCAGCTAACAAGACTGACTTAGTGATTGAACTTATTACAGGTGGTACGCTATCTTTCCTTACTGGCGAACGTCTGGATAGTTTCCGGGGGCGTAAGTTCCACTGTATTATTCTGGATGAAGCAGCGTACATACCAGACCTTGAACAGGCTTGGTTAAACTCAATCCGTCCCTGCCTTACAGACTATGAAGGTGATGCCCTGTTCATCAGTACGCCACGTGGTAAGAACTACTTCTACAGCCTTTATTTAAAGGGCTTAGACCCGTTGCAAACGGAGTGGGAATCATTCCATTTTAGCACCTACGATAACCCGCACATCAAAGCATCCGAGATTGATGCTGCTAAAGGTTCATTGCCTTGGTCAGCCTTTCAGCAAGAATACCTTGCTATAGCATCGGCTAACAGCAACAGTGTAGTAGGCTTAGATTACATTGAGGCTAACACCATTAAGGAGTTATCAAGTAAGCCCCCGGTATGTATAGGTATTGATGTTGCAAAATACAGTGACTATACCGTCATCTGCTCTCTGGATGAAGACGGTAATATGTGTCATCCGTTTGAGCGGTTCCAGAGAGACAATGAGTACACGAAGCAGCGTATCAAATCACTACCTGCATCAGTAATCAAGGTCATTGATGGTACGCACGGCAGCGTAGGTGATAGCATATATGAAGCCCTTATCCGGGATGGTGTAAGCAATCTTAGGTCATTTGAATTCACGGCAGCTACTAAGCCTAAACTGATTACTGAGATGATACTGGACATCGAGCAAGGCAAGCTAAAGTTCAACGAGATTACAGCTACTGAACTATCAATCTTTGAATACTCATACACCAGTACCGGGTACATCAAGTACGGTAATGCCCCCGGCGGTCACGATGATTGCGTTATAGCACTGGCGTTAGCAAACAGATATAAAAAACAAATCCCCACCAATTTCTTAGCGGGGTTTATTTTCGGTAGATAAGGTGTTAAAATAACTAACTGTATTTGTAACCACTTACTGATTATTCGTCGTCACGGTTATCCTGAACAGATTCAAGTCGATTGTTTAAGAAGTCAACAAATTCGTCCGACTTCATCCTAAGTTCAGGAATAAATGCGGATTTTTCGCCGTTGATAAAGCCAAAAAAAGCAATAGGCGAAAAATCTAAATGCGGTTCCGCCCTTACTGTTAAGCCTTTATCTTCATTGGGTAAGCCAATATTGGTGATAAATACGTCTTCTGGTTCATCTTTCTTGGTGAAGGTTGCTATCAACGTGTTAGGGCTGTTCTCGGTGAATTCAATATCGTAGTTAGCGTTGGTGAATTCATTCTTTAATAGTTCTGCAAACAGTTCTGGATTGCGGCAAAAGTCTTCGTTTTTGGTAGTACTCATAATTTTATAGTATTAATTTCTGCAAAGGTATGGTATCAAATACAGACCGTAAAAATCAGTGGGCTTTTAATTAAAAGTAAGTCAGCCATACTATTTATTGTATGAAGTTGATAGATAAATTACCGACCAGTTACGACCAGATAAACTACAAAACCTACGTTCAGATTCTGCAAACCATCCCCGCAGAAAAGCCGGATGAATGGGATGATGACGAATACAAATCATACCTGAATCTGGCACCGCTATCAATCCTGTTGGATGTGCCTGTTATCGATTTAGAGCGTTTACCTGCTACTGAATTGATGCCGATGCTTCAACGTGTGCAGTTTATGGCAGGCCCTATTAAAAACGCTAAAACAAGCCTGTCTTTAAAAGCTATGGATGAACTCACGTACGATGAATTTGTGACGTATCAATCGCTTAAAGTAGATGCGTGGGCGAATATGCCCCGGATACTTAAAATGATTGTTAAGGATAAGACCGCCGAAGAAATTGACCAGTTAAGCATATCAGAGGTGTATGCCGTTTTTTTTACGCTGAGCAAATCAACAAAGAGATTTACGACATTATTAATTCGCTCTTTGGCGTTGAAGATGGTGAAGCAGACCCTGATGATGCTTTGGCGCAAAGTGAAACTGATGCTGACGAACCTGTTTCTGGTTCGATAATCCAGAGCATTAGGCAAGGCATTGAAGACCGCTTTAAAAAACGTTGGGGCTTCTTAGACCTTGGAATTCAAGTAGCAAAGGAAACAATGACCCCATACTTTCAACTGGTAAATGAACCTGCAATCGCAGTACTCACACTGGCAGGTTACTTAAAGGATAAGGTTGAACTAATCGAAACCCGTAATTCAAAAGGATAAACTAAGCTTTTTATGGCAGCACAAAACATACGCAGCGCATCGGCAGCAGCCCGTGCTAATGCCCTTTCACAACTTGATAGCTTGGGTTCAAGCCGTTCGGAGTTTACCACCGAAGCGGTATTCAGTGCATTAGAAAAGGATGCTGCAAACTTTATAGAAAGAGTACACGAGAACATTAATTCAGCCGGGATTGCAAACACTGGCGGTATCAGTGATATACGTATGGTGGTTAGTGATACCGGAATAGATATTGTGGGTAAACCTTACCTTATCTATCAGGATAAAGGTGTGTCCGGGGTTGAGCGTACCAGACCTGATACCCCTTTCAAATATTCAGATAAGAAGCCCCCGGCTTCTGCCTTCATTGAAATGATTAAGCGCAAAAACCTGAACCTACGTAAAGAAGAATTTTATGACCACAACTCAGGTTCACCGCATTCAGATGTTGATGGTGACGAAGCAGCTATCAAAAGCCTGAGTTATGCAATGCGGGAATCTATCTACAAAGAAGGTTTCCCGGCGAAGAACCTATTCAGCAAAGAAGTACCTAAACTGGTTGCCGATGTTACTAAATCTGTATCTGACTTCGCTACCGATTTCATTATATCATCAATCAGGGATGGATACGGCAATAACATCGGCAAGGTGGGTTTAAAAAAATAAGCCCCTTCAATGGGGGCTTATAACAAATAGGTCAACCTTAACTTAACTTTTCTTTTTGGGAATAAGTTGCGCCCTTACCTTCATTACTGGCGTAGGTACAAATTCTGGTTTCTTTTGTGTTTGGGCTGAGGATGTAATATCATTCGGTTTGTCAGCCGCCTTTGGTTTGTCGTTATTATCTGCCATATTATTTACGTTCATAAGGTATTTGGTCACTTCTTTCCCTCCTAATATCAGACGGTACGAAAACCGGGGGAGGTGGAGGAGGTGTTTGTGGTTGCTGTGGTTGCTGTGGTTGCTGCGGTGGTGTTGAATTTTCTTCTGGCATATTAAGTAAGTTTTGCTATACAATATAAAATAAACATTATGATACTCGATATATAGGAAATAAGGATTGCAAGTTTAGCTCGATGAAAGGCTTCTGCCCTCAAATCATTAACCGCCAAATTTTCATCGTTAGCATCGGTGTACCATTTGATGATGCAGTTTGTAAATTCATTTTCGATTAGAATTTTTCTCTTTTCTTCATCTGCTTCATCACTGTGAAGTTCCTTGATTTTTCCGTAATCACTTAGAACATCTGACGAACTTGGAAAAGAACAGTAAAACCTTTTCAACCCGAAATATACCCGACTAAGAAAATACATAGTCACGATAGTTGAAATGGTAGATAACAATACCAAAATTGGTCTTATTGTGCATAGCCAACTCGGTAAGCTATTTTCAGCCACTATGAAGTATGTACCTGTAACAATAAATGCGATAAGTGAAACGGGTAATGATATTACATCATCGTAATACCTCTTACGCTCCAATTCGTATTCATATTTTTCTTTAAGAACGTCGACTATATTTTGCATTATAAATTTAGCTAAAGTTACTTAAATGCTAACTTAATTAGGAATGTAAGTTTTCCACATCGAGAGTAAATAATAAACAGCCCGCATACTATTTATTGTAAAGAGATTCGATGACAATAGATATACAGCCACAACCTTACAGCCCGGCTAACGCACCTAATATTTATCAGCTTACAAGTGCAAACCCTAACATTATCAACTTTGATGTTAAGGTTCTGGATGCCGTATCTGGTAACCTGATTGCTAATCAGAAGTACCAGACACTGCCGAACCTAAGCGGGGGTACTGCCTTTGACCTGTCATCAATACTTAGCAACCTTACTGCCTACCAATTGAATGTTAGCAATAACATTGTTGAATCTGTTCCAAATATTTTAAAAGCTTACAAGCTGAACATAACTGAGAATATTATTTCAGGTAATACCATTACCACCGGGGCTACTCTAACATCAGATACTTACAAAGTATGGAACGGCAGCCTGTCTAAGATTGATTACAACCATTATAACTATAATGATTTTGTAATGCAAGCTGCAACCGGGGCTACCAGTGCATTATTCTTAACGGATAAACCCAACTATAGCAAGCTACATTATTATTCAACTGAACTACTATATCTGCTTAACAAAGACGTTTCCGGGTACACTGTTACCTTGAAGCTGTACGATAAGTCAAATCACTATATAGGTTTATATTCAACATCAGCTTCAACCTATTCAGAAGCTATAAGAATCAATGTAAGCCCTATGGCATTAGCAGAACACTTTAACATTGATTTCAGACCTGTAAAATATTTTACAGTTCAGGTTGCAGACCTCGCAGGTAACCCAAAAACCAAACTCAGGTTCTACCAGTATGAGCAATTACGCTGCACTGATGAACCTGTCATCTTTGTTTTTGCGAATAGCAAGGGTGGGTTTGATAGTTGTTTCTTTTTGAACCCTAAAGAATCGGTCAGCGTTACCCGCAATACCATTGAAAGATACCCCTACAGCTTCAATTCTGCCGGGGATTTTAGTAATATCAGCAACAATATCTATAACAAAGAGAAAGAAACGATTGGTATTGATAGCCATTCAACCTATACAGTAATCAGTCAGCCCTTAAACGATGTGGATTCACGCTATTTAAGGCAGCTTTATACGTCACCAGAGGTGTATGTTAAGCTAAATGACGGTACTTATTTGCCCGTAACCATATCAAACAACACCTATGAAGTAGGTAGAATCAGGTATTCAAACGGTTTGGTAAGGCAAACTTTGCAGTTTACAGCTGAACCGGGGCTTCAACTAATCAATGTTGTACCGGAATTAACTTTTTCACCTCCCAATATTCCTTATGTGGTGGTGGATTCATACTGTTACCCGGAAACAGACTTTCCAACTTTTGGGTACGTCGAACCGGGTGCTGATGGTGATGCCATAATTGAAGACGGTATCTAAATAAAGGGGTTACACCCAAACTTAAAAATCAATAAATGTCAAAACTTAATAAAATAATCCTGACCAGTGATATACTTTTAGATATCGGAAGTCCCACTCCGGGAGAGCGGGGGCAAATTATTGTTCAACAAAATTCTGTAGGATTTCACAAAGTGGAATTACCTGAAAACTATTTCGGGGCAATAGAGATTGAACCAACACCTAACAAGAGTACGTTAATTGAATATATTGTTTCAGACGATTCAATATTTTTTACGTCAACAATTTTAACTCCGGCTGATGATATTTCAGACCCTACAGCAATCACAAATTTAGACTGGAACTATCTTGATGCAGAAAGTGTACAGCTTCAATTTACTGCACCGTTTGGTAACCATACGCTAAATGCTGACAGGTACAATATTTACTATTCAAATGCACCGATTGATAACACAACGTTGTTAAAAAATCTGCAAACCTATAAGAACAATATTGTTCCGAAAGATGCCGGGCAAACTGAAATTTTCAATCTGACTAAGCTTACACCAAACCAGATTTATTACATAGCGGTGGTAGCTGAAAAGACTACTTATGGTAAGACACGTACTGCACCAGTATCAAATGTCATCACCTTTACTACCTTACCTTTAGAAGGGGGCGGTGCCGATGGTAACAGTGATATCATTATCCCGGTTAAACCTGAAAATATCTCAAATTATCTGGTACTGTTCAAGCGTGACGAAGCTACCGGGATTGAATACAATACTGATGGTTTAGTGGATTACACCAATGTTGTTTTATCCGGTGGTTTACCTGTTGGTAAGAGTGATAAATCAATGGAACTAATCCATACCAACCAATATAAATCTGACTACTTCAATATGATTCAGACCATCATTTTTGACTTAGAAGATGAATTTACCGTTAACCGTTTAGGTATCTATTTAGAATCTGGTTCAGGTGATAGAAACGTTTACACTTCAACCGATGGTACTAACTATACTTTGGCTGTTATCGTTTCTGGCGATGCTCCAAAAAATGAATGGACTGTTTTAGATTTAGATACTGCCGTAAACAGTGATGTAAGGTACATTAAGATTACCTGCACCAACTTTACAGAAAAGTGGGCGGGTATCGTATTCTTAGGTAAGAGGCAGTCAGCACAAAGTGTAAGAGGCGAAAAATACAAGAACAATGCACAAGTATTGACCCTGCCACAAAGAGTAGGTTCTAACGCTAACGTTGTTGAATCCCCTGCTTTCATTAAAAAGGTAGCTAATACCATCCGGCTTTACACGAACCCGATTTGGTTTATGGAGGATATACCAAAGAACAAACAAGGAGGTGCAGCAGCCGGGTTAATCAATTTAAACAATATCGGCTACCGCTTCGCTACTGCATTTTCTGGCACAATCAATTACGATAACTTCTTAAAAGATTTGCACGAAAGGAATATTGATGTGGTTTGGTGTAACGTATCTGGTTTATGGTTCTTGCATTCAAGTGAAGTAGGGGATAACGAAGCTAAAAAGCGTAACCCGTTAGATTACGGTGTTCCATATACTTTAGAAACTTCAACCGACCCGATGAATTACAAGTATTTTGCACAACACTATTGGCAGATAGCAGCACGGTACGGTAACACTGGCGGTCAGCCTGATTCACTTTTCAGGATTGATTCAAGTGACCAAATCCGCAAGGGACTTTCGTATGTGAAATATTGGGAATTAGGAATCAATGAGTCAAATTCTGCATTACCAGATGAATTTGCTTATATGAACCCTGAACAGTTAGCAGCATTAATTTCTGCGTGTTGGGACGGTCACGAAGGCGCAATGGGTGCAGGGTATGGAATAAAGGATGCAGACCCTACAGCAATACCGGTAATGGTAGGTTTAGCCGGTGCTTCATTAGGTTATAAGTTAGCTATGTTCCGTTGGTGGAAAGCTAACAGGAGTGATTATCCTGTTAAGGCAATGAATGAACACTGCTACAATATTGTTGGAGGAAAACCAGTATGGGAAAATACCTATGCTCAAATGAATTTATATTCATTGCCACCAGAACAAGGTGATTTTATTTCTTATATCAATGAACATATCAGTTACCGTAACCGGGTTAGAGAGTTTCAGAATATTGAATTTTGGTTGACAGAATTTGGATATGATGAACACTACGGTAGCTTTTATGCACCTAAAGCACCGACCTTTGCAGAACGAGGTCATAAAAAAGCCCTTTGGATTGTAAGAAGTTTCTTGCTTGCAGATTTTTTAGGGATTGATAAGTTCTTACAATATTGTGTTTTCGGTATTGCCTTCAATTCTGAATTGAATTCTGATACCGTTCAAAATATCTGGACAGGTTTCTTCACCTCTGGTTATTTAGATGGCCCTGCAGGTGCGCCAAACAGACAAACACAGCAAGCATTTTATTATTCCACTGCTTTTCAGAAAGCTATGGAGGGATATGTTTACTCACACGCTGTTAGGGTTAAGGGTGCTTCAATGAGTAATGAACTGATTGTAAAAAGTGCTGACCCTGAATTGTGGGCTTTTGCCTATAAACCTTTAGATTCAAGTAAGAAGCCTATGTTGGTTCTTTGGTTAGGTAATGACAGCTTAACCCGTTCGGTAAATATTGATGTAGCTGTAGGTGGTTCACAAGTGAACGTTAATACTATGTCTTTTGAAAACCTGAACACCAGTCACCTTGAAGTTGGTACTACTGGTACTACAACCAGTGTAGCAGATGGTGCAGGTAAGAAGATTTCTATAGCGGTTACTGCTACGCCTAAGATTATTTACACATCAAATATTGGTACAGGTAAATTGATTGAACCTAAGAATATTGTGATACAAGCCATAACTACAACTCAAATCAAATTGGCTTGGAAAGATGAAAACTTAGGTATCAATAATACCCGGATATTTAGAAGTATTAACCCTTCAACCGGATTTGTTGAAATACATAACGATTATATTGATACAGGTACTTTTGTTGATACCGGGCGTGATGAAAATACCGCTTACTACTATCAAATTCAGTTTGAAAAGGGTGGTATCTTGTCAGCGTTAAGTACTTCTTATGGCGTTCAAACTCCTAAAACTATAGCGGTGCCGGGGGCGTTCGGTGCAACAGCAAAATCACCATCAACAATTACATTTGGTTGGACTTATGGCGGTGCTGATGCAGCTTATGTAGATGGTTTTGAATTATGGCGAAGTAACACCATTGCCGGGACTTATACCCGTGTGGCGGTTATTCCTAATACCAGTTTATCATATACTGACAATGGATTGGTAGCTAACACTACTTACTACTACAAGTTAAGGGCGTTTAAAGGCTTATCAAGCGGTAATTATACAGCAACACTAAATACTACCACTGACCCGATAACTTTAGTACCACCGTCATTTGTATCAGCAGAAACAGGATACGCCGGGGATAGGTTGACATTGAAATACAGTTTACCAATTGATGACCCTTCTGGTTTGGAAAGTTACTTTACAGTAATTGAGGCACCGGGTACACTTAACAGATATATACCTGCAATTGGTATATCGCTGAACCCTAATGATGCCACAAAAGTGAACATCTATTTGGCTTCTGGTGTAACCAATTCAAGTAACAGTATCAGAATTGCTTATGATGGTGTTAATGGCACTATTCAATCAATTTACGGAGTTAAGGCAGCTTCTTTGACCAATCAGGTAGTATCCAACAGGTTCAATGATTCTGCACTTTTAAGCAAGCGAATCAAAATTAACCTAACCAATGATGCTAACCCGTCAGGATTAAGTGACTGGAATGATTACAGCTTAACCAACAGGTCATACAACAGTACTCAATTGGTTAAGAGTGTAAATACTGATGCCGGGGCAACTACTGCTTACAAGTTTGTAATGGTTGAAAAGAACCCGGATTCCCACTTAGCCAACATCATTGATGTAACCGCTAACCAGAACTCATACTTTGCAACTGGTGACCCGGTAAACAGTCAGTTCCCAATTGCGGTGCGTACGGTGACAGCAGTAATGAACTCTGATGCTCAGGCTTACTTAACCTTTGCCCTGATGAAATTGGATACCACCAAAATTTACAATATCAAACTTTACAGTTGGTTGTATCCGGGTATTGATGGTACTATGTTAGTTAAAGCTAACGGTACTGGAACAGGTAGGTCAATCAACGGTGGCGGTAACGTATCACAGATACTTACTTTGAACAATGTAAGCCCGGCATTGATAACATTACCTGCCGTTTCTGGTGATGCCTTCAATTACGGTTATAGTTCACCGATGATTAGCATAAACTGCCAAAACACAAGCGGTGATAGGTCAGGTGTAACAGCGTTGATAATCGAAGAAGTTATAAACAACTAATAGTCATAATTTAAAGTTTGGTATCTTCGGATACCAAACTCTAATTATGGATTTTACTACAGGCATATCAATATTCTTCAACTTATTACTTATAGGTGCTTTTATAATTGACAGGGTTTTTAGGATAAAATCTATCAATGAATATAAGGAGGCGAAGCAAGCACAAATTGATACTTTAAAAGAGAAGATTGATTTACTTGCAAACTTTAATGATGATTTTATTGCAAAAAAACTTAAATCACAGATTGATAACTTGAAATCATTAATTGAAAGTTCAGATAACCCTGAGATTAAAGGAAAGTTAGAACAGTTCTAATACCATTACAGTCCTTCAATCCGAGAATCATCAGCTTTTAAATGAGTTAACAGAAGCCCGACAGGAATCTGAGCTTGCAACGGAAATGGTAAAAATTTTTCAAGATTTTTTTGAAACAGTCGTGCCGATATTGAAAACTGATAAATCAGAATTGTCAACTAAAATTACGAATCAGTTAACTGTTAGCATACGTGAAATAGGTAAAATAGAGCGTTTAGCAGATTTTAAATCTTAAATTAAATAACTATAATGCTGCCGGATCCCGGCAGCTTACTTAAACCATATTCTTAAAGGCCAGTTCCTGGCCATTGAAGACCCCTGATGATTTCGGAGGTCTTTTTTTTTGCAGTCATACTATTTATCAGAAAGACTATGACTGATTTAAACTATAAAATCTTCTTAATAGAACCATCTGGTAATTACGCCGAACTTGATACTTCTGGCATAGATTTCAGTACAACCTTTACGCTCTCTGATGTTAAAGATATTTCAACCAAAAAAGATACGCTTTCAAAGAACCTGACTTTCAAGGGAACGAAAAATAACAACCGCATCTTTGGTAACGTCTTCAATCAATCCCGGTACGTAGATGAAGCTTATGATGAAAACCTGTTTGTAAACTTCTCGGTAAATAAGCCTGTCGAATGTTTCGTTTTAGAGAACTCTACACCGATACTCAAAGGTTTCTTGAAATTCAGTTCGGCAACGATTGATAACGGTAACATCACTTATGAATGTATTATCACTGGAAATATCTTCAACTTCTTTTCACGTTTGGGTGACCTGCAACTTTCTGACTTAGACTTTTCTGAGTACGCCCACGTGTACCGTATAAACAACATTACCAACAGTTGGTATTATACTAATACTGTTAATGAGACTAATATATTTAACCACAAAGGATACGTATATCCGATGATTTCTTACGGGGATAACGTAAGCCCAAACAGTGAGGATGTAGGAAAGATTCACCTAAATAATTTGCGCCCGGCAATCTACACACGCCGTTACTTAGATAAGATATTTACTCAACCTGCATTATCAGGGTTCACTTATGAGTTGAAGGGGGATGCTGCCTTTGTAGATAATTTTGATAGTACCATTATACCGTACAACAAAGAGTTACTATCTCAAAGCCAGACTAATTTGCAGCTATTTTCTTTCAAAAAGAACGGTGCGCAAACTCTAAGTTTTAATGATGGTGACACCCACTTAAAGCCCAATATTATCAACGTGCTGAACTTTCCTGATAGCTTTACTACTGCATTAAGTACAGTGAGTACCAACACCAGTATCAATTGGGGCGGTAGTATGTATTCATTGTTTACCATCAATCGGGCAGTAACAACCGATTTAAGTGCAACCTTCGGCAACGTTTATGTAAAGAATAATACTTCAAAAACATTAAATGCCTTTTTACGTGTTAAATCAAGACCGAAAAAACCTTATGGTTCATTCGGTTCGTCAGCATATAATGATTGGGTTAGTTTGGGTAATTTTGACATTGTTGGCGAAACCTTTATAGATATAATTTCGCCCGGTCAGGAGGTTAGTAAGGACAATGTTGTTTTGGCTGTTGCCCAAACCGTTTTCAGCACCAAACAGGATATTGACTTTCACTTCTCTTTAGATTTGGAACAGCCGAACGGTGAGGCGTTTGATAAGAAGTACATAGTAAGTATTACAGATTCAGTAATTAAATCCCCCGGTGACCTTAATAGCGTTGTTTCCTACAGCGTTAATTACGGTGATACTATTATTCCCGAACCAGTTGAAGGGGTGAAGCAAAAAGACTTTATCAAATCATTATGCAGCCTGTTCAACTTGTACACTTATAGCTATCTGGATGCACCTAAGCACATCATATTTCAACCTTACAACTCATACTATAATTTCTGCCGACCTCAGAACATCAAGTCAACCGTTTTAGACTTCACCAATAAAATTGACTACAGTGATAAAGTTGTTTTCAGCAGCTACGGTGAATTAGCCAAAAAGTACAGTTTTACCTATAAATCAGATTCGGATTATTTCAATACGTTGTACACAAACGATTATAAAGAAGTGTACGGTCAATATACAGAAACTGATAGTTTAGGTTCTGTTGATGAAAAGAAGATTGAACTGATATTTTCACCGACCCCGGTTGTAAACTTTGGTAACACAGGCAGAATTACCCCGGAGATTTACAAGTCAACTGACGGTATCAATAAAACCCCGTTCAACTCAAACATTAGGATTCTTTACTTCAATGGCATTAAAAGTTGTGCTTCGTATCCGTACCAGATTGGTAAAATGGTTGTTGATGGTTCGACTTATACGTTTACACCTTATGTTGAAATCCCGACGACAGGTATTTTATCGCTCTATGGTCAGGCAAGCCATATCAGGTACGCTTCTGGTGAAACAAGTTACAACTACATTTCTGATTTGAACTTCGGTGAGTGTGCAAGATATTATTTCCCTGCCGATGGTGACCAGTTATTGACTACACCAAATGCTTACGATGCGTATTATAGCAATCAGCTTCAAGAGTTAACCGATTTGAATAACGTATTGTTAGAAGTTAAAGCTATGCTGACGGAAACAGACATCAGCAATCTGGATTTGCGTGTTCCTATCTTTATCCAGAACCAATACGGCAACGCTTACTACAAAATATTAGAAGTTGATTACCAGAATAGAAACGAACCTTCAACTTTAAAGCTGCAAAAGATTAACCTGACATCTTCTGTTAACCCGTTGGTGCCGAATGTTCCTGACAATAATGACCGTCCGCACCGACCACCATTGATTATGATTTAACATAAAGGGCTTCTAAGTGAAGCCTTTTTTATTAGGCAGCCATACTATTTATCATAAAAAGATATGGCAAATAGCGGGGGTGGGAATACTACACAAACAAACGTCTTAGTAAATATTGGTGTACAGGGGCAACAGGCGGTAACGCAAGCAACCCAACAGGTACAGAACTTAAACAGCACTGCACAAGCAGGTAGCCAAATCAATATGGCTGCACCTGTCAGAACGTTAAGACAGGAATTAAGGAACGCACAAAACGAACTACAGCGTTTAGCTGCAAGCGGGCAACAAAACACACAGCAATTTACTAATGCTGCCAGACAGGTAGCGCAATTGCGTAATGATATTGACGAAACCAACAATTCTGTAAAGGCTTTCGACCCTGATAACAAATTTAAAGTGTTCGCAAACTTTGCATCTGCCGGGGCTAAAGCAATTCAGGGATACGCCGGGGCTATGGCTTTTTTGGGCGTTGAAGGAGAAGACTATGCTAAGACCTTAGTTAAGCTACAGGGGCTTATGGCGTTCACACAGGCTATCGATAGTTTGGGTGACATCAAAGATTCCTTCAAAGACTTAGGCAGGTTATTAGGGCTTACCACAACGCAGACCGTAGCAGCAGCAACCGCAACTGCCGGGCAAACCACAGCTATGGCAGCACAAACTACTGCAACTATAGCGCAAACCACAGCAACACAAGGTGCAGCAGTAGCTACAAATGCTTTGGGTACAGCGTGGAAACTTTTGGGTATAGGTCTTCTTATTTCGGCAGTTGCTTATCTGGTTACCAATTGGGATGAATTAAAAGCATCAGTACAGAAGCTGATTCCAGCTTTAAGCGATACCAAAGGAGGTTTTGATAAGGTAATGCAAACTATCTACGGTGTAGGTAATGTGATTATCAAGGTTCTTAAAGCGCCCATTGATGCCCTGATTACTCAGTTCAAGGTTCTCTACAAGGTAATGGCCGGGGACTTTGCAGGTGCAGCAGATGAAATTAGAAACGGTGCCAAAAAGTTAGTTGATGACTTTGACGTTGTTGGTAATTATCAGGCAGGTGTAGCTTCTAAACTGGCAGCGCAAAGAGAGGAACACCGAAAAGATGAACTGAAAAAAGATATTGAGAACCTGAAAAACCGAATCGAGGTTCTTAAAGCCGGGGGCAAAGATGTTACCAAACTACAGGCTCAATTGTATAAGGAACAACTTGAATTAGCTAAAGGCAATGAAGAAGATTTAAAGAAGCTTCGTCAGGAATATGCTGTTCAACAAGCCTCTGACCAGAAGAAAAAAGATGATGAAGCTAAAGCGAAGGCTAAGCAAGCTGCCGATGCTGCCAAAGAAAAATTAAAAGCGGATTTAGCTGAACTCAAAAAAAACAACGAAGATGCCCGTAAGGTAATTGCTGATGCAAACAAGTCAGCTTTGCTGTTGGAACTATCCAACCTTGATGTTAAATACAAAAAGGAATTTACGCTATTAGAAAAGCGCAAAAAGGATATCAAAGATTATAATTCAGAATTCAAGAATCTGACCAACGCCCGTAAGGTTGAAGAAACAGCAATCATTAAGAAGTACGATGACGAAATCAAAGCTTACGATGAAGAAGTAAACTCTACCTACCTATCAAGTTACGAAAAACGTGAAAGGGAGATAAACAAAAAGGCTGACGAACTTTTAAAGAAAGCATCAACCCCGCAGCAGAAAGCTACCATTGAGCAAGACCGGGCTTTTCAGTTGAACCAAAATTCGGCAGAAGGAAAAGCATCTGATGCTAACAATGCAGCACAGCTTGGTTTGGTAAATGCTGAAAACGAAAACCGACCCAATGAAAAGGATACCCCGGATGAAGCCCGACTAAAGATTGATAATCTGGCAAAGGCTAAATTTGATGCCGAAAACGCAGCGTTTGAGTTAAAGAAAACACAGTTAGCAGGTCAGCAGGATGAAATTGAACTTCTTACTGCTCAACACAACAAGACCTTAACTGATGACGAAGAAGCTAATGCTAAAGCCCGTAAGGAGATAGCCGAAGCTGAAAAGAACGCCAAAATTGCTACTTATGGTCAGATAGGTGAGGCTTTAGGTGTTGCCAGTCAGTTAGCAGGTGAAAATACCATTGCAGGTAAGGCTTTAGCTGTAGCTTCAACTACTGTTAGTACTTATTTGGCAGCGCAACAAGCATACGCATCACAGCTAACACCGGGTGACCCGACTTCACCGTTCAGAGCAGCTTTAGCTATGGGTGTAGCAATCGCTACAGGTTTAGCCAACGTCAAAAAGATAGTGTCTGTTAAAGTACCGGGTTCAGCAGCCGGGGGCGGTGGTGGTTCAGCACCTATTACACCACCAGTTATCAATTCAACTGTTATTAACCGGGACAACAACGGCGTTAATGAGATACGTGATTCAATTGACAACAACACTAAAAAGCAACAAGACATCCGTGCGTACATTGTAGATAAGGATTTGGAGAAGCAACAAAGCAAGAGCAGCTACTATAATGCTCAATCAACCATTTAAGCAAAAGGAAATATATTTCATCAGTGGATATTAAAGCTGTAATTTTACAGCCTCTATTAAGCAAGCATTTCGCTTGCTTTTGTGATAAGGTTTAGGTTAATAGCCCCAAACAGCGAGTGTAAGGGGCTATTTATTAAAATCACTTCAATCTTCGACAATCTAACATCTATATATTAAGACACCATTACGGGGCAACATTTGTAGCCCTTTTTTTATGCCCTTATTTCTTTGAAACCATACTATTTATCAGAAATACGTATGAAGAAGTTACCCTTAATAGAACTTACTATCAACCCTGATGATAACTCTTTCGTCAGTGCGGTTGCTCTGGTTGAACACCCGGCAATAGAATCTGATTTCATTGCCTTCTCTAAAAACCAGAGACTTGAAAATTTTTCAACTAATGAAGAACGCCGTGAGTTGTTGGGTGCTGCAATGATTCCCGACCTGCCGATTTATCGGAACTCAGAACAGTCAGGTGAATACGTGGCTACATTCTCAAAGGCTACGGTAAGGCAAATTGCTCAGGTCTTCGCTCAAAAAGGCTTCTTCAACAACACCAACATTGAACACACTCTTATCCCGGCTGACAGCTACATCTTTCAATCATACATTACTGATGAAGCTAAAGGGATTGCAGCACCTAAAGGTATCACCGTACCAGATGGTACTTGGATAGTAGGGGTGAAGGTGCTAAATGATACGGTATGGCAAAACATTAAAGACGGTAGCATTAAAGGATTTTCCGTTGAAGGAATCTTTAAGATGGTAGACACTCAAACCACCATTGCCTTATCTCAAATCCCTGATTTAGACACTGCTTTAGATGACTTTGAAGCACTGGTAAATAGCCTGACTGACTAATTATTTGAACTACATACTATTTATGGTATAGACCAAATAATGGAAAAAAATAAGTTAGAAAAACTATTAACCTCAGTAGATAAGCTACTGAAATTCTTTTCTGAAAAGAAAGAAGAAAAGTTTGAAGCTATTAAAGTAAAAGATGGTGACACTATGGTTGAATATTCAGCCTTAGAGGTCGGTGCAGATGTGTCTATCTCAACAGCAACAGGTTCAGAAGTTGCACCGGACGGTTCTTACTCATTATCCAATGATGTAGCGTTCACCGTAAAGGATGGTAAAATATCTGAAATCACCTCACAGGGTGATGTCGCACCTGCCGAAGATACACCCGCAGAAACTTTAGCCGATGTTCCAGTTGATGCCCCGGCAATAGCTGAAACACCTGCCGAAGAAACCAAAGAGGATGAAGCTGTAAAAGCTTTAACTGACCGGGTTAGTGCTTTAGAAGAAACCATCAAAAACTTAATGGAATCAATCAATGCAGTACCGTCTAAACAGGATGTGTCTGAATTAAAATCTGAACTAATGAGTGCTTACTCAAAGATTCAGGAACTGTCAAAAATTCCAACCCAATTTTCAGCCGATACCCGTGTAGAAGTGAAGGATAGTGAGATGGATAAGTACAGAAAGCTTGCTGAAAAATACAGCAAGTAAGCTAAGGAAATTTATTAAAAATGGGATACAATTTATCAGCCCTGCCAGACTTCAAATCCGAAGGTAAGGCATTTGTGATTAAGTCAATTTTAGAATCACAAACAATCAAAAAATTAAACGATGCGGGTTCATTTGACCCTACCGCAAAAGGTACTCAAACTATACAGTTACTGGATTCAGATTTAGTTATTCAAGACGGTTCAAATTGCGGGTTCAGTTCAGCAGGTGGTGCTATTTTATCACAGACTACTTTAACCGTTAAAGACCTTAAAATTAACGAAGAATATTGCCCACGTGATTTAGAGCGTGTTTGGGCTAAAGGTGAACTAAAGGCGGGTCAGGAATACGATGAAATGGTATTTATGTCTGACATCGCTGATATGAACACTAAGAAAGCAGCTTTGGAACTTGAAAAGATGGTTTGGTTAGGTGATACTACCATTACTGGTACTACTTCACTGAAACGTATTGATGGTTACATCAAACAAATCAAAGCAGGTGCTTATATCAACCTATCTGGCGCAACTGGTACTACCGTTATCGCTAAACTTCAAAAAGTAAATGCATCGATGCCTATTGAGGTACGCAGCGCAGAAGACTTTAGAATCTTCATCGGTAAAGACACTTTTGACCAGTACGTTGCTGAGTTAGCTGAAAAGAACTTGTTCAATCAGCCGGAATCAGGTACTGTGTTCGGTACTACTGCTAAGTATGAAGTTCTTAACGGTTTGAACGGCGGTCACGTTGTTGCAGCACGTTATAGAAACTTACAGGCAGGTGGTGAGATGACCGATGTGTCTTATGAATCTTGGTATTCAAAAGATGACGACAACCTGAAAGTGAAATCAAGATTTTCTTTAGGTGTTGTTCCGGTTTACGTTCAGGAAATTGGTTACGCCAAAGTAGCTTAATAAGCATAAAGAGATGTTAAGACAGGTTCACACGGTGAACCTGACCTTAACTGTTTAAGATAAGGAGAGAGAGATTTATGGCTTGTGATAGCTTAATTCAAACCGCAAAAGAATGCGGAAAAAACACCAAAGACGGCGTATCTTCTGACGTTTACCTAATAGCGTTTTCAGACTTGAAAGCAGTTACTGGTTCAACAGAAGTTTACTCAACGTCCGTATCAGGTTTAGTTAGTGCAATCGCATTAGCTTCTGGTACAACTAAGTTCGTTAAATACGGTACAGTTGCTAAGGCAGCTTCTATCAAAGAGACATACACTTATAATGATAATGGCACTTACGATATTGCTAAGGAATTAACCTTTACGCTATCGAACGTGGGTTCAGTTGATGCCAAAGCAGCAGCCGAAAAGTTAGTTTCTAACCCGGTAGCAGCATTGGTGAAATTGGAAAACAAAACGTGGGTTGCCTTCGGTCTTAACGGTCAGTTTATGGCTAAGACAATGGAAGGTGCAGCAGGTACAGGTTCAAACGGCAGGGTAATCACTCTGGCAGGTTCTGATACCGAATTCTTGCAACCCGTTGACCCAACAATCATATCAGGATTGATAGCAGCTTAATCGACATTAAGCGATTATTACAACCTCTTACCATCCCCGGTAGGAGGTTTTTTTATGCCCTAAATAATTGCCTCACATACTATTTATCAATAAGGATTATGATACTGATAGATAGAGATAAACAAAAACAGGATTTGGTGTTGACCCTGACCGAAAAAACTACGGTTAGTGAACCCGAATACTTTTTGCATTTAATCAATGATGCCGATAGGTCTGAATTCAATATTGATTTGAATGATGCCTTCGTGTCGACCAACAGCAGGTATGACCATTATTCATTGGATACCTCAAACTTCTCAGAAATGCCGGACGGTTATTACACCTATCTGGTACACCAGATTGGTATTGATTCGGCAGCAGTAGAATCAGGAAAACTATTGATAAAAGGAAGTGCCGATGATGTTCAAATCATAACCCCGATAAGAACAGAAGAATATTTGATTTATAAATAATGAGCGAGAAAAGTGCAGGGGGATTTGAACAACTTATAACCTTTAGCCGAAGTGTAACACCCTTACCAATTGAGGTAAGGCAGGGTACTACAGATGATAAATGGGTGAACTTTGGTACTAACAATTTGTACCCTAATTTTTTGTTGTCCCTGTTTGGGGATTGTGCCTTACACCGTGGTATCATCTCTAAAAAGGTGAACTTCTTAATGGGGGATGGTATCGTAAATAAAGGTGATAATAAAGCTTTTAACGCCGACCTGAACCCGGTTGATAGTGCAGAAGAATTGATTCAGAAGTTGGTTTATGACTTTACCATTTTTCAATACTTCGCTATTGAAGTACAGTACGATTTACTAACCAACAAACCATTATACTTTAGCCATATCCCGGCGAATCATTTAAGAAGCAACAAATCTAAAACTAAGTTTTGGGTGTGTGATGACTGGCAAGCTAAGAAGAACGTGTTAACGTATGACCGTTGGGTAAAAGGTAAAAACGAAGACCGTAAATCAAAGCTGTTTTATTACACAGGTTACGCACCGACAGTAAATACCGTTTACCCGGATGTTGATTATAAGGCTTCAATAACAGCTATGGTAACCGACATCCTGATTAACGTATTCAACAAGAATAATATTGAAAACGGATTCAGCCCGGTCAACATCATCAACTTTTTTAAAGGTACGCCAACGGCACAAGATGCTAAGGCTTACGAACGGGAATTCAAACAGACGTTTCAAGGTGTAGACGGCTTAAAGTATCTACTATCGTTTAATGACCCGGAGGGTAAAGCACCAGAGATTAACACAGTAGCAGGTGATGACTATGCCACTAAACTAATTGAGGTCGTTAAGAAAATAGAGAACGCTATACTTCAATCTCATTCGGCAACCCGCTTGCTGTTTGGAGTAGAAACAGAAGGCTCTTTGGGTGGTAACGGTTCTGAACTTGAAATTCAATTTGAGATTTTTAAACAGACGTGGGTTAAAAATACCCGAAACGTGATTGAATCAGGTCTTAACCGCTTGTTTGCTGATGCCGGGTTACCTGCAATAGAATTCAAAGACAAATCAACCCTGTTTTCAGCCTCTTTAGATAACGCAACACGTGAAAAGGTATTGACTATTGATGAACTCCGTGCAATTGATGGCAAGCCTGCTTTAGTTGATGGTACAGGTTCGAGGTTGCTTAGTGCTGCACCTGTTCAGGCACCTAATCAGAATCAATTTTCGGCAAATGGTAAGAAGTTAACCGATGCAGATTTTGAGTTGGTAAAAGATATGGGTGTCGGCAGAAGTGAATTTGATTTTGTTGCTGATGAAGCCTTGAAATTTGCTGATGACCAGATTGATAACTACCTGATTTCAGAAGATATTAACGGTAAAAGCCTTGACCAGATTAAGGCAGATATCAAATCAAAATTGGATGCTACTGTATCTACTGATGACCTGACAAAAAGGTTGAATAAGCTTACAGAAGCGAACGTAATCAAAAGCGATATAACAGACGGCAAAGTTCAGGTTAAGCCATTAGAAGCCCCGAAACAGGGCAAAGAAGTACAGGTGATGTATGAGTATAAAGTACGTCCCGGATATGGTGACCCTTTGATTGATACAAGCCGGGGATTTTGTGTAAAGCTTATCAATAACGACCGTCTTTATACCCGTGCCGACATACAGCAGATGTCAGCAATATTCGGCTATGATGTTTACAGGCATTGCGGGGGATGGTACTTTAATTCAGATACTGGCAAGGCAGAAAACCAGTGTCGTCACGAATGGAAAACTGTAAAAGTGATTAGAAAGGATGGTGTGCAGTAATGAAGAAAATACAGTTTATCAGCGTACAGGAATTGAAAGATAATTCCATAGTGCAAACGAATGTAGATGAAAAGATTTTAAGTCAGTCCATCACAGAATATCAGGATTTAGAGTTATCGCAAGTAATCGGTAAAGCCACCTATAAACGATTATCAAATGTATTGGTTTCCGGGGCTACCATAACAGGTTACACTTACTCAGACGAAGATGTTTTGTTGTTTGAAATGATAAAGCCTGTAATGATTTACGGCAGCTTGTTATACAGTTTGTCACCACTTCATTACAAGGTTACCAACAAAGGTCTTCAAAACATTACCGATGCTAACGCCCAAACAGGAGATAGTAAAGATATTGAAGCACTAAAAGCAACATATTCATCAAGGTTAGAAGGCTATAAAAAGTTACTGATTGAGCATCTGGAAACGGATGATGACCCTGAAACGGATGCACCATCAGATGTTAACACCAGTTTTGGATTTACCGGTATTTCTATACCGGATAACAGTTTTAATGAAGCCGAAGCGTACCGCAATTCAGCCTATAAAACCGGGTACTACCGTAGAATTATTTACTAAGTGATAACCATTAACCAGTACATTCAATTACTTGAAAACTACCTTAAACAACACAAGCAAATCAACACCATACTTACAAGTAATGAAGCTGACTTTGCTGCATACGATAAGATAGTTTACCCGGTTGCGCACATTGATTATGTTACACAGCGTATCAATGGTGATAACATCAGCCACCAGTTTGAAATCATCATTGGTGACCTGTTTGACCCGAATATTCCCGGTAGTGAGTTTGAGATTTACTCAGACTGTAACTTGATAGCTGATGACCTGATTACCTACTTTGATAATCAGTTTGATGTTGACTATGTGATTGACCCCAATACAAGTATTCAAAAATTTACTGATGCGAATGTTGACCGGGTTGCCGGGGCTGTATTTGTTATCACTTTCAACCAGTTCCGGGCAAGTGATAACTGTATAACTCCGATTGATGATAATGATGATGCTGTTAAAGAAACCGTGATGTATTACGGCAGCGTGTCGCAATTACCAACCGACTTTACAGGCTTATCATCAACCCACACTACAGAAGCAACTTTAGAGACAGGTTTAAATAAAGGTTTTGCGATAGCATTAGCTGACGGTTATAGCCTTCAAAGTGTAACTGATACCAGTGCTTCAAATTTAGATTTAAGTGGCTTATACGTGCTGAATGGTGCGTTAACAGCCGAAGATAATACCGTTTATAACCTGTACTATTTTGAACAATCAGTTCCTTACAGTACAAGCCATAAACACAAAATAAAAGTGAGATAAGATGATAGGTGAAGAAAGACCAATAGGTATTAAGTTAACTAATCCCGGCAGTGTAGATTGGTATTATGGCGGGGGCTTAACAGCTTACAATTCCGTTGAAGATGCCCTGAACGCTGTACCCGAATCTTTAAGATTTGGTAAAACTGTAGGTGTTTTAATTGATGGTGTCGTTGTTGAATATTGGTTCAAAGAAGGCATAACCGATGAAGACTTGATTATAAAAAGCACTGGCGGTTCTGGTATCGTTGATGCCTATACGAAATCTCAAAGTGATAATAAATATCAGGTTAAGGGCGCATACATTACTGGCGTAACTTCAAACGATGTCACAGGGGCTTTAGGTTATACGCCAATAAGCGGTGTTACTGTTGACCTTAGCGGTTACTATACAAAACTACAAGCCGATGCTAAATTCTTAACCGGGTTCACCGTAGACCTTAGCGGGTACTATACCAAATCTCAGGCTGATGCAAAATACTTGACCGGGTTTACCGTAGATTATAGTAACTACTATGATAAATCAGTATCTGACAGCAGGTTTCAACGTACAGGGGTTTACTTAACTGGTGTTACCAAAAGTGACGTTACCGGGGCTTTAGGCTTTACGCCAGTTAGTGCAGTTACAGTTGACCTAAGTAGCTATTATACTAAAGCACAATCTGATGCCAAATACTTAACCGGATTCACCGTTGACCTAAGTAGCTATTATACTAAAGCACAATCTGATGCCAAATACTTAACAGGTTTCACCGTTGATTTAAGCGGGTATTACACTAAAGCGCAATCTGATGCTAAGTACCTTACAGGGTACACTGTTGATTTTAGCAACTACTATAACAAGAGTACTGCCGATGGTAAATTTCAACCTATTGGTAGCTACATTTCTGCAAGCACCTTACCCGGTTTGGCAACTACTGCTTACGTTGATTCAGCAGTTTCGTCAGCCTCTGGTGACCCTGACTTTATGGATGTAATTAATGACCTTGGTTATACAGTTAAGTTCAGTACAATCGGCTCACTTATCCAAAGTAGTGATTTAGCAACCACGTTAGGTTCTAACCAGTTGCGCTTAGTAGTGTTGAATAGGATTCAACAGACCACCGTACTAACGGGGGCGGTACATTTTCAGTACACAAAAGGAAATTATGTTGCTGATGACGAATGTTCTTTATCGCTATACAAACTTGACAGCACAACCGGGGTGTTAACACGTGTTGCGACTACAGGTAACTTGCCAAACCTATTTAAGGCTGACGATTTATCGTACATCAAAACGCCTTTTACAGCACCGTACACAGCAGCACCGGGTATTTATTTTATGGGCATTCTTTATGGCTGTTCCTCACAGACGGTACAACCAGAAATCGCCGGGAACTTTAACGTGAATGCTTACATTTTGAACCCGCCGTTGGTAAATGATATTAAACTGTTTTCAATTAAATATTCGCAGTACACATCACCATCAACGGTAGCGTTATCAACCTGTTCAGTAAACAATAACCGTCCGTGGGCCGGGGTGTACTAAGCCGTATGACCTACTAAAATATTAGCCTGACCATACTATTTATCTTATGAAGATAGATAGTGCAGGGCGAGATTTTATATACAATCAAGAGGGCGTAAGGCTTAAAGCTTACTTAGATGTAGTGGGTATTCCTACCATCGGATGCGGTATGACTTATTACCCCGATGGTAAGAAAGTAAAAATCGGTGATACCATCAGTTTAAACCAATGTGATACGATGTTCAAAGCCATTGTTGCCGATTTTGAAAAATCAGTAAGTGCAGCTATCAAGGTTGCCATAAATCAAAATCAGTTCAACGCACTGGTAAGTTTGGCTTACAATATCGGCACCGCCGGATTTGCCAAATCTACACTGGTAAAGCGTATCAATGCCGGGGCTTCACCTGAACAAATCACAGCAGCTTTTGCAATGTGGAATAAAGCCGGGGGCAAGACAAATAAGGTTCTTACAAACCGCAGGGCTGACGAAGCCAAACTATACTTCAAGGCATAATGAAATTTCTTTTAATACCTGTATCAGCTTTGATTAATACATTACCCGCCCTGTTTAAATTCATAGCTGCTAACTTCTATAAACTGATTGTGTGGTTGTTTTGTGTTTACCTGATGCCGACCTATGAACTCATAGCGGTTACCTTACTGCTATTGTTGGCTGATATGGGTACTGGTATCTGGAAATCAATAAAAACTGGTGTACCAGTAACGGCAGCAAAAATTGGTGTGACCGTGGAAAAGATGTTTGCGTACCTAATAGGTATAATTTGTGCCTACTTAGTGCAGCATCACATTACTAATGATGTTGTGAAAGTAATGTTGTTTTTTTCAGCAATTATATCATTGAAGGAACTAAAAAGTATAGTTGAGAACATTGAGGTTATTACCGATACAAAGATTTGGACGTTGCTTGTAAAACAAATCGGCAGCCTGATGCCGGGCAAAAAATCTGGCGAAGCAGATAAGGAGAACAAAGATGAAACTAAGTAATATCATACGCTTAATAGCAACGGTTGCACTCACTGTACTGGATGCTATCAAGCGTAAATAAGACTGTCAACAAAGCTGTGCTTACAGCAAGAAGCAGGTTAGCGTTTTACTTAATTGATTAAATTTAAGTTCATTGCTGCCTTTCGTACGGAAAGCAATTGATGCATCAGCGAATATCTGGATGATAATTATTTCCTCGGTTTTAACTTTGTAAGTTAATTGTCCCCAAAATTCAGGTCTCGGTTCATCACCGTAATATGGCTTGCCTTCAAGCTTTACATTGAAGTCAAAAATCTCCGTGAAAAGATATTTGATTTCATTAGCATTTACAGTTTCTAACATTGAAGGCTTGATTTCCTCCAAATGCGCTACTATTCTATTTTCAGCATCTTTCAGATAATCTAAATCGGGAGATGTTCTCTCTCTAAAGGCATTTAATGTAATCTCATTGAATTTTGGACTTTCGTTGGTGTTACTATCAATTTTGATTTCAAAACTAAATTGTAATTCGGCTCTTATAGGTGTCATATTTTAATTTTTACCAAATATAATATATCCCTTGCATTTGTGCTAATAATGTTAGCATTTTTGTTGTTGTGAAAAGTGTGGCAAACATTCAGGTTTATAAATTTAAGAAATCAGATACAGAACTACCGTTGTTCTTATCTAAAATACAGGCAGGGTTTCCATCACCCGCAGACGACTACTTAGAAGAGTGTCTAAGTCTGGATGACGTTTGCATTGCTAATGCTGCGAGTACATTCTTAGGTCGGGTTACCGGGCATTCCCTTAAAGATGTTTGCATTTATGAAGGTGATATTGCAGTAATTGACAAGAGCCTGACACCTGAACACCGGGACTTAATTGTGTGCGCAATTGATGGGGAATTTAACGCCAAAATCTTACACGTAGATAAACTGCAAGGCATTCGGCTACTATCCGCTAACCCTGAGTATTCACCTATTGTGATTCAGGAGTTAACTGATTTTAGGATTTGGGGGGTAATAACTTTTGTGATTCAGGACATTAAGAACAGGAGCCGTGATTGGGATTATTGATTGTAACAACTTCTACGCTTCGTGTGAGCGGAATTTTGACCCCTCACTGAAAGGTTTACCAGTGGTGGTATTCTCCAATAATGACGGTGCAGTAATAGCACGGTCAGAAGAAGCTAAGGCTTTAGGTATCACAATGGCTGTACCCATTTTTCATATTAAGGAGTTGATGAAGAAAAATGATATTATCGGCTACAGTAGTAATTACACCCTGTACGGTGATATGTCGAAGCGCATTAAATCGATTATAAGGGACTTCTTTAAAGACGTTGAAGACTACAGTATAGATGAATCGTTTGTTAGCTGTAAGGGCTTTAAATACCGTAACCTTTTCAACTATGTTAAGGATGCCAGAGATAAGATTTCACATTGGTCAGGCATACCAGTATCAATAGGTATTGGAGAAACTAAAACCCTTGCAAAGCTTGCTAACCGCATAGCAAAAAAGCAGTACCGTGAAGTCGGAGTTTACATCATTGATTCAGAAGAAAAACGAATTGCAGCCCTGAAAGCTACTGATGTAACCGATGTTTGGGGTATCGGCAGCCGTATCGGTAAACGGCTTAATTCAGTTGGAGTATTCAACGCTTACGACCTTTCAATGGTTGATGAAGATTGGGCGAAACGACAGTTCAGTGTAGTATTGCAGCGTACCGTTTATGAGTTGCAAGGGGTAAGCTGCATACCTTTAGAATTGGTGCAGCCAGATAAGCAAAACATAGCATCTCAAAAAAGCTTCGGCATTTACCAGACTGAATTTGAACCAATATCAGAAGCCCTTGCAAACTACACGGCACGGGTTGCCGAAAAGTTACGTAAACAAAAGTTTGTTGCCGGGGGCATAAGCGTATGGTTAGGAACGAATAACTTCTCTAAGACCGATGCTCAATACTTTCCTGAAATTAGTACTGTATGTGACGTACCGACAGATTACACCCCTTACTTGATTAAACGGGCGGTTGAAGGGCTGAAAGTTATTTACCGTAAAGGTTATCGGTACAAACGTGTAGGGGTGATGCTTACCGACCTTCGCAATAACTCAGACGGTACTCAAAACCTTTTTCACGCAAACGCCCGGAACAAAGAGATTGAGATAATCAAAAAGGTTGACCGCTTAAACCGATTAAATGGACGTGATACGGTACGGTCAGCGCAACAGGGTTTCGCCAGAGAATGGAAAATGAAACAGGAACACCTAAGCCCTAAGTACACCACCCGGCTAAGTGATATTATCAATATTAGATAGTTATAGGGGCGGTTTTTTATCAGGATTGTTTTTTAAATGTTCTTGTTCTTCAATTGCGTACAATCTATCAGATTCCATAAGTGATGCCCAAACTTCGGGTGGGGTGTTTTGCTCAGTAGCATAACCTAAAAATTCAAATGGTTCATTGTGTGCGTTTCTGTCACGAAGCTTGAAAGGTGGTTTTTGTTTAGTTTTCTTAGGCATTACGTTTTTTAAAACGTAATGATAATGTGATAAGTTCAGTATTTATATATAATTTGTAAATTTATTTGTGGAAACATTATCGTTAGGTTTTGGCTTAGTTTATGCAGGTAACTTGCTATATAGTGAAGTATTGGTTGCGGAGAATTCGTATCAAGTTTTGTTCAATTCTCAACTAATGGGAGAAATCGCTTATGACGAAAATTTTCGATGGCTACTGATTTCAGGAAGGTTGTTGCCTCAAAGCACGGTTGATGAGATAGGTGACCGAATTGAGAATTGGTTTCAATAATTTAGATTTTAAAAAGGAGTAGAGTATGTGTTATCATTATTCGATTAGTACAAGTGATAAAGAAATTGAAAGGCGTTTTATAGCGAAGTTCAAACCTGAATATGTACATAAACCTGTTTGGCATAACAATGGTTACAACCATACACCAATGCCTATTATCACGGCTGATGAACCAGACGAGATTAATATGTACAATTGGGGGTTGATACCGCATTGGGTTAAGACAGAAGCTGATGCCAAAAAGCTAAGTAACCAGACCCTGAACGCTAAAGGTGAAACAGTATTTGACCTGCCGTCTTTTAAGATGTACATAGGTAAAAAGCGTTGCTTAGTGTTGGCAGACGGTTTTTACGAATGGATGCACGTTGGAAAAGAAAAGTACCCGCACTTCATTTATATGAAAGACAGGCAGCCTTTCGCCTTCGCAGGGATTTACTCACACTGGAAACACCCGGATACCAATGAGGTGTTTAAAACATACTCAATTCTTACAACCGAGGCTAACCCGCTAATGAAGCGTATTCACAACTCAAAGGAGCGTATGCCTGTTATACTTCGCCCTGATATGGAACGGCAATGGTTGAAGCCGGATTTAATAAAGGATGAAATCAAAAATTTGATATTGCCTTTAGAAGATGATATGTTAACTGCACATACAATTTCAAAACTGATTACCAGTAGAACCGAATCATCTAATCAGGAGATGGTAATGAATGTGTGTGAATACCCGGAATTAGTGTTGTAA